AGGAGATTTAGAAATGACTATAAATGAATTAAAACAGTTAGCAATTTATGCTGCTAAAGGTCAAGCCCCTACCAACTTCTCCGTAGAGAACGTGGATGAAGCACTGGCTGATGGCCTTAGAGAAATGGCTGGTTCAATTAACCAGTTCATGAAGAATAGATATGACATCTATGACATTATAATCAGCGCTGCTGATGAAATCGTTCCTAAGAAGGTTATTGATGCCGTTGGCATGTTTGCTGAAGTTCAGCAAGTACCTCAAGGAACAAAAGCTATGTTTAGAACAAAGCTTGGAAAAATGAGAGCAAAGAAGTTCCTTACTCAAGTTGGTCTTTCTGGTGTCTATGAGACATTTAGACTTGATAATGGAAGATTTGAAGTTGCTGCTCACGCTGTAGGTGGCGGATGCAGAATTGACTTCGAAAGAATGCTTGACGGAGCCGAGAATATGGCTGAACTCGTTGACCTTCTTACTGAAGCTCAGACAGACGCTGTATATCAGGAAGTTCAGAGAGCACTTCGTGCTGCAGTAAATCAGACTGGTGTTCCTGCTAACAATAGAGCAAACGTTACAGTTGGTAATACATTTGATGGAGCTGAAATGATGAAGCTTATCACAACTGTAAGAGCTTATGGTTCTGGCGCAGTTATTTTTGCACCACCTGAGTTCGTTGCTGCTATGGGTCCTGATGCTATCGTTCCTATTCCTCAGAGTGGAAACTATGGTGGAGTATATCATCCTCAAGACATCGATGCTATTCACAACACTGGATACATTAACCTGTTTAGAGGAACTCCTATCGTACAGATTCCTCAGTCATTCACTGATGAGTCAAATACTACAACTTGGATTGACCCTCAACTCGCTTATGTACTTCCTACTGGTGGTGAGAGAGTTGTTAAGGTTGTATTCGAGGGCAACACTCAAATGTGGGATTGGGTAAATAAAGACCAGTCCATGGAAGTTATGACATACAGAAAGCTTGGAACTGCTATCCTTGCTTATCATAACTGGGCTATTTATAAGAATGAGGCTATTCCTCAGACTTATAAGGAAATGTATCCTAACGTTTAATTAGGTAATAAGAGGGGAGGGGAATAATCCCCTTCCCTTATTTTTTAATTTATAAGTAATACGTATACGACCTTTGGCGAGCGGCATCCCGACTCTGGTCCTGGACCAGCAGATTTATGGCACGGCCGCCCTCTACGGTCTACGTAAATTTTTGGAGTTAAAAGGAGAATTACAATGGAAGACAAAGTAAAGGTTAAGAGTTTAATTTCTCACAGAGTTGTATTATCAGTACCTGATATGAGATTAAACAGAGTTTGGGAGAAAAAAGGAACAGTAAGAACAATCCCGTTTGATGATTTAGAAGAAGCATTTTATGATCCTGGTGTTCAGGCATTATTTACGAATGGAATCCTTGGCATTGATGACATGGATGTAAAGAAAAGACTTGGAATTGAGCCTGAAGATGCAACTGAGCCTGTGAATGTAGTTGCTTTAGATGATGCGCAGATGTTACGTTATCTTACAGTATTACCAATTCATGAGTTTAGAGAAAAAATAAATGAACTTCCAATTGAACAAGTTTATGAGTTAATTCGTTATGCTATCGAACATGAAATTGCTAATTTTGAAAAAGCTGAAATGCTGAAACAAGTTACTGGTATTGATATCATAAGTGCAATTAAATTAAATAGAGATGATTTAGCTGCTCAAAAGGAGGAATAAAATGACCTCAATACAAGCCGTCTATGATGCTTTTCTTACAAAGATGTTAGAAGACGAATGGTTAAATTGGACCGATGAAGAAAATCAGCAAGACTGGCGTTCGTTATTAGATGGAGCAATTCCTTGGTTTAAGTTTCCACGCGTTAGCTTAGAAATTGATGAAGATGGATACTTTGTTGATGAAAATATTACTAATGCAGAAATTCAAATTTTAGCAACTTATATGAAGTGTGAGTGGTTAAATAGGGAAATTTTAACTTGGGAGAATGTGAAACCCTTATACGTCGAGAGAGACTTCTCTCAAGCAAACCTAATTGATAAATTAAAACAATTACTTGAACGGGAGGAATATAAAGCGTTGAAATTAGAACGTGTTTATTATCGCTCACGTAAAGGTAAACCTTTCGATTTTAGAGTGCTCGCGGGAGAGTGAAATGGAATATAATCCTACTGTACAAGAAGGCTATTATAACAATTTAAAAAATAGACTTTTTGGATTACTTTGTGAGTATGAGAAGGGTAGAGAATGGGAGAAATTCCTTGACTCAATTTTAATTGAACTTTTAGGTTTTGACGAAGACGAACGCACAATCAATTATTATAGATTATACCACAAGCTTGCGGCCTGTCGGTATTTGAATTATGAGAGGTTTAGAAGTACAATTTTTGATTGTATGTCTTTACTTTCTAAATAGGAGGTTGCCGCGATGGAAGATTATTATCACAATGTCTATCTAAAGCGGTTAAACCGCTATGGAATAGATTTTCAATCTCGTATGCAGAGGCAGAGAGAGGAAAATTTTAAATTACAGTTGAAGAAGTCTGTATATTATGTTGAATTTGAATATAAGGATGAAATTCATGCAGGTGAGTTGACTCCTTTAAGACAGAATGAAACAAAGACAATGCAGTATCTACTTACAGATATTCATTTAGATATGCCAAATGGCACGATTCTATTTATTCCCGATAAGGATATGGAATTGCGTCCATGGATGATTTATTATCTTGAAGATATAAAAGCTAGTGGATATAATAGGTATATCGTAATTAAAATGACACATTATCTGATTTGGAAAGATAGAGAAGGAAGAGAGCAAGGTACTTGGGCTTACTTCTATGGGCAAGAAGATAATATGTTAAAGGATGAACTTAAATCTAGAAGTAGAAACAAGACATTGTATACAGAAAATTTAAAGTTAAGTTTCTTTATAATGCCGAGGAATGAGTTTTTGCGTAAAGATGATTATATGGAAGTAGGTGATGGGCCATTAAAAGAGGCTTATGTAGTTACGGGTTATGATATTCAATCAACTCCTGGAGTTGAGTTTGTATCGGTTGACCCTCAATATGTAAGAGACCAAACTCCACCGCCAGAACAACAAGAAGAAGATAATAAAGATGATTTCTTCTGGATTAATAAGGGGGTAGAGAACGATGGCTGAATATAAGGTTAGGAATTGTTTAGATTTAGGTATAAATGCACAGAAGATTATTAAACGTCTTTTTGCAAATCAGAATCTAATGAAACTTTTATATTATACTGATAAAGACCCACTTTCACATGAAGATTTGACTAAAGAGCAGATTGAAAAAGAGGTATTTGAGAAACTTGTAAAAATAGTTCCACGAGTTGGGCCTAAGGAAACGGCGCACTCAATTATCGCACTTAGAATTGCGCGCGGCCGCCAAGACATGAATAACTCTGAATTTAAGCATATAACTATTAGTTTAGAGATATTTGTTCCACTGACTCAATGGATTATTAAAGATACGAATTTACGCCCGTTCGCAATTATGGGCGAAATTCAAAAGTCATTAGATGGAAAGAAGATTGATGGTTTAGGTAAAATGAGTGGTGGCGATTTTGACTTAGACTTTTTAACAGAAGAAATTTCTGCTTATTTAATGACTTTTACTCTTACAAGTTATGATTGATGATAGGGTATTACTGGGTTTTCCCATTACCTTTAAAAATATATGTAAAGTTTATCCACCTACTGTAAATGATGTGTCGGGAAATGAATATTTTAGTATTTACCATGCATTATTTACAATTACACAAGAAGATTTAAATGATGAATATTTAAAAAATGAGAATATAAAACGTATTCCTACACCTTTTGAATATTTGTTATTAAACTATTATCAAGGTGGAGAAATGCAGCAGCACATATTGGATGGGTTTCAGTTTTTTTTACATGAGCCTGTTACAATAGTACCAGAGATTAATATGTTACTAATTGGGAAAAGCGAGGATGAGTTAGACCCTGATAAGGATTTAGATAATCCTCGCCTTCTCACCGAAGAGAATTATTTTGATTTTCAGAATATGATACGTATGGTAATGGGGAGTTCGGAAGTAAAGCCACCAGACCCAGAGGAACAGAATCTAGACCCGCGCATTTTGCGTTACAAAAGAAAAATGCGTGAAGGAGACAAAATACGAGCGAAAAAGAAACAGAAGGATAGCCCAAAATTTGGAACTTTATTAGCAGCAATTTGTTGTATGGGAATAGGTTTAACTCCACTTAATATCGGAGAGATAAGCTATGCGTGCGTCCATTGGTTAATAGCGATGGAACAGCAAAAAGAAGCATATGATATAGATATACGTTCATTACTTGCTGGCGCGGATAGCAAAAAGATAAAACCAAAATATTGGATTAAAAATTTAGACGAAAATTTATAGGAGGCTATTTAAATGGCAAGTATTCTTGATAAATATGCTATAAAAGAAGTCGCAGATGTAATGTTTTATGAATTAGACTCTGCCGGCGCTCCTTCTGCTCCAGTATTATATATTGATACTGCAAAGGTAACTACCATTAGCCAGTCTGCTGAACAAGTAGAAGCTAGAGGTGGTAAGAGCAACGTAAAGCTTCTTTCTTGGGATACTAACAAGGAATTAACCCTTGAACTTACCGACGCTCTGTTTAGTGCTAAATCCCTTGGTATCATGTTTGGTGGTACTATGTATGACAATGGAGATAATCAAGAAGTTCTTAAAACTTTAGGAAAGAACGAAATTGATGAATCTGCAACAAGTGGATTTTTAACTTTCAATCTTAACGGAAATCAACTTTATATAGCAAAAACTTTAGTAACTACTTTTGCTTATCCTACAACAGGTAGTGCTGCAGAGAGAGCTACTCCTCAGGCAGTTGCTACTCCTAATTGGACAACTAAGAATTTTGATTTCGTTACTTTTGACTTGTTAGATTGCACAAGCGAAGCAGTAGCTAGAGCTAGTGGTAATGGTGTTGTTCATAGCGGTATTACTATTAATATTACAGAAGAATTTAATGCTAATACTTACTATATTACTGGTGATACTTATGCTAGAAACTATCAGAATGGTCAAGATGAGTTCCTTCAGTTCATTATTCCTAAGGGAAAAGTTTCTGCTGAAGATGTAAGTCTTACTATGGAAGCTGATGGTGACCCTGCTGAGTTCACAATGAATGTTGAATGCCTGAAGGCAGTTGATGGAACAATGCTTAAGTTAGTTAAGTACAGTATCGGTTCTGGTTCTGCTACAGATGCTGCTCCTAATAAGGGTGTTGCTTCCGTACTTGACCAGTACAATGAGAAGGGTGAGAGAGCTGAATGGGCTGACCCTGTTTCTAAGATTACTGGAACATCATTAAATGATGGAAATGTTAGTTTAGACGACTAATTTAATAATTAAAACTAATGGCGGGGAGGCGGTGAGTCTCTCCGTCTTTTATTTATAGGAGATAAGTAAATGGATAATCAATTCGGAATGCAA